ATTTCGTCGATTATCTAGCAAGCATTGCGCCGGAAGGCGAGACCATCCTGATCGTTCGCCAGAAGCCGACAGGCGGTGTGCATAAAGACGGCGCGCCGAAGTGCGTTTGGCCTGCGATGTTGCCGTCAAAGTACAGCGCGAAGAAGGCGGGCGCATGGTACGCCAACACAGCGTGCTTTATCGCTGACCGTTTCAAGGACGGTAAAGTGTCGGCGTCAGCCACCAACTGCGAGCGCGTTGCATTCCTTGTGCTTGATGACATCAACACAAAGTCCAAGACGCCGCCGCTTGAGCCAACGTGGAAGATTGAAACATCGCCAGACAATTATCAGTGGGGTTACACGTTCGCGCTCGACGATCAGCCGACCAAAGGCGAGTTTAGCGCAGCCATCGTCGCCATTGCCGAGGCAGGCTACACCGACAAAGGTGCGATCAATCCGGTGCGCAACTTCCGCATCCCCAACAGTCTCAACATCAAGCCGGGCCGCGATAACTTCGCCGCCGTGCTGACAGAGTTTCACCCCGAGCGCGAGTTCAGTCTAAAGCAAATCTGCGACGCGCTTGGCGTCGTTCCAGAAGCCGCGAGCACATCAACGATTGCAAGAGCGCAACTTGATGACGACGGCAACGACGATGTGCTTGCGTGGATGTACAAAAGAGGAGAGGTCATTGAAAAAGCAAACGCGGAAGGCTGGGTCGGCGTTGTCTGCCCGAATCATCAAGAGCATTCGGATGGCAATCCGACCGGACGCTATCACCCTGTCAACCGCGCGTATGTTTGTTTCCACTCCCACTGCGGTGACTGGAACAGCGACCGATTCCTCGGATGGGTGGCAGATAGTGGAGGCCCATCCCGCAAGCACGGCCTCCGCGACGACCTCATCGCTACCCAAATGGAGGTTGCACTCTCGAAAATTAGGCCAACGGAGTCGTTCCCTGACGAAGCGGCGCGCATCATTAAAGAAGTAGAGCAAAAGGAGATGGGCCGTCTTGAGAAAAAAGACTGGTTCACTCGCTTTGCATACATTCAGTCCGATGACGCATACTTCGATATGCAAGAGCGCCGCGAAATCTCGCGCTACACCTTCAACGCGCTTTACCGGCACATCACTTGCGTGTCGGTTCATAGCGCCAAGCGTCGCATTGAGGCCGCAACCTGCTTTGACGAGAACCGTCAGGCGATGGGCGCTCACTCGCTCGTCGGCATCACCTACGCGCCGGGCGAGAACGTTCTCGTTGCGCGTGACGGGCTTGTCTATGGCAACCGCTGGCGCGACGCGCGGCCCGAGTATAGGGAAGGCGACATTACGCCGTGGCTCAACCATTGCCGCGACATTGTGCCGGAAGACGCCGAGCGCGAGCATATCTTTAATATGATGGCGTTCAAGGTGCAGAACCCGCGCGTTAAGATCAACCATGCCGTGCTGCATGGCGGCGACGAAGGCTGCGGTAAAGACACGATGTGGGCGCCGTTTATCTGGGCGGTGTGCGGGCCTGACCTGCGCAACCGTGGTCTGGTGGACAATGATAGCGTCTCGTCATCATGGGGCTATCACCTTGAAAGCGAAGTCCTGATCTTGAACGAGTTGAAAGAGCCTGACGCAGCAGCGCGTCGTGCGCTTGCCAACAAGTTGAAGCCGATCATCGCCGCGCCGCCGGACACGATCTCGATCAACCGCAAAGGCTTGCATCCGTACGATATGGTCAACCGGATGTTTGTTCTGGCGTTCTCGAACGATCCTGTTCCGATCTCGCTTGCGTCGCAGGATCGTCGTTGGTTCTGCGTCTGGTCGTCAGCGCCGAAGATGGACAAAGCGGCGGCGGAAAAAATGTGGGCGTGGTATAAGTCGGGCGGTTATCAGGCGATTGGTCACTGGCTCAAAACGCGTGATGTGTCGAAGTTCAACCCGTCAGCGCCGCCGATGATGACTGAGTTCAAGATGAACCTTGTCGAGAACAGCATGAGCACCGCCGAGAGCTATCTGGTGGAGGAGATGCGCGCGCGTAAGAGCGAGTTTGCAAAGGGCGTCGTTGGTGCGCCGTTCAGCATGGTGTGCGACCGCTTGGCGGGCATTATGCCGCAAGGCGTGAAGGTGCCACAGGCCGCGCTTCTGCACGCGTTCAAAGAGGCCGGTTGGGTTAACATGGGCCGTCTTGGATCGGCAGACTATCCAACAAAGAAGCAAATCTATTGCGCGCCTGACATGGTGATGCTGTCGAAGTCAGAGCTGCGGCGGTTGGTCGAGGCTGGGCCGCCAGAAAAGAAGCTCGTTGTGGTAAAGTAAAAAAAGAGGCCGGTCGCAAGACCGGCCTTTAATTTTACAAAACTTTCATTGTTACTGGATACACTTCTTCAACTACCATCGGCACACCGATTGTTGATTGCATCCAATGTGCGCGCTCGGATGCTTTGCGTTTCGACGCATAACGCAAACTGTCCCAAACTTCTTTGCCTTCAACGGCTTCGATCTTGGATCGCGCTACGCGGCGCTCTTCGAGTGTCATGTCACGACGGCCTTTAATGCCGACAACATAAACGATGTTATCCATTAACCTCTCCCCTAAATATCAAACAGCCGTAGCGTTTTCTTGCTACTCTATTATAATACAAAATAACTGTGGAAAAGTAAAATATAAAATTTAGTTAGTGCTATCTAAAAATTAGATGCCCAAAAATTTTGATTTTAATTTTTTGAAAAAGAGGCCGGTCGCAAGACCGGCCTCAAGTCTTATCTAGCAAGGATAAACGTTAAACTTCTAGCACAAAGCCGATGAGCGCAACAAGCGCGGTCGAGATAATAGCCACAATCATTTCATTTACTTTCCTTTTGTTGAAGGGCGGAACGGAAAATGTCACGCATTTTCCCAATCCTCTAATGCCTCAGCCATGTCATGTTCTTTGATGAACTTTCGCAACCGCTCAATCTCAGCGACATTATTATGAAATGCGTCAAGATTTACCTTTGTCATTGACCGCAACCGCTCAATCTCGCTCATGTGGCGCTTATTTAAATCATACAGGACGCGCAAAGTTTTAGCGTGGTCGTCAATTTCATTTTTCAACGCCTCCCGCAACCGCTCAATCTCGTCGGTCAAGACCGCATTTGCCTCACGCTCACTGTCCAATGTTTTTATGGCAGTGTCGTTGTCTGCACGAGTATTCTTATAAAAAGTTAACTCTTGATCTTTCGCCCATGCCAAATTTTTTGCGGCATTTGCTTGAACTTTTATTGCCTCCCGCAACCGCTCAATCTCGTCGGCGGCGCCCGTAAAGAACTGCGCCAGTTCAAGTTGCGTCCATTGATGCGGCTGATTTTCGAGATCAATAATCGCGCGCGCTATTGCTTTGTAGTCTACCATTTCATGCCCCCTTTATCGTCGCGGATGTGAATGCGGAAGCGGTCGCCTGTCGCGCTCTCTTCCACGACTTGCCACAAGCCGTCGTCGTCTTCTTCATAACGAACCGTGAAATATGTTTTAACCATTGTATGCCATCCTTCCCTAAAAAACTGTTTGATCCATATCGGCACGGGGCCGATCACGCGCGCCGCCATCGTGCCGAGCGTCCACGCAATAAGCGCGTAGGTTAGTATGCCAAGCACGATTGCGAGCGTGTGCGTCATTTCATTAACCTCACTGGCGGATCGAGTGCTTCTCTTGCGTGCGCGCTCACTGCTGGCTCGCACGCATACTTGGCGATCCATTCGAGCGCCATGTAAAGCCGTTCGGTTTCCGCGACGAGCGCCGTCGTCGTGTAGTCGCGCAGGGCGAGCGTCGCACGTATGCGAGCGCGTAACATCATGCGGTCGGGATTATCCGACACAATCAGGTCAACCTCGTCGTGCATTTAATTCACCTACGATGAGCGTCGCATAGCCTGATATATCAAGCCAGTGATCGGGATCGTGTGGGTTGCCGCACATGATCCGAGCGAGCTTGACGGCGATCATGTCCATGCTTTCACGTTGCGCCGTCGTCATGTCTGCGTATGACGGCGCGTTGCGGAATAAACGCTTGAGCGTCTGCGCCGTCTGCGCCGTCAATGTATATGATCCGTGCGTTTTTTCGCGTTCTTTTAGCAGTTCCATTTTAGTTTCCTTTTTTCAGCCGACGACGCATACGTTTTAATTCCTTTAAAACGCGCCGATATAAAATCGGTTGCTCATCGTAAACAACGCGAAACGTATCACCTTTAATCGGATACGCCTCAAAATATGGTTCACGCATAACCCCCAATGCATCATTTACATCGAGATATGTCGAAACATACGCGTCGGGGTACCCTTCAATCTCAAAACACGCTCGTGCTGCTGCGCCCGCAAACGGCCATTCGACGCGTATGCGCACCCATTTAGGCATAGGTGGAATGTCATAGTGATACTTTTTTTGACGCATTTCAGCGTCATATTCTCGCCATGTTTTATGCAAGTCCATCTCACGCCCCCAGTGCGTCAAGCGCAGCGCCGCGCGTATAGTGAAAAGACAAGTCGCCGTGCGGTTTCATCGCGCGCCACTTGCCGTGCCAGTGCGACCGGCTGATCCAGCCTAGCACGTAATCGTCTTTTATGACGACGTAAGTATCAATTCCATCTTCCATAATCCTAATCATTGCTTTCACTTTCTTTTTTCAGTTTTGCTTCGTGCTTTACCGCGCCATGCAGCGCCGTCGTGTGATCCATCCCGCCGAAAAACCGCCCTATCTGCGGGAAAGAATAGCCAGCCTCACGAAGCAAATAAAACGCTTCATGACGTGCCGCGACAATCCGATCCTTACGACTGCGCGCCATAATTTCTTCGACGCTCATGCCGTGCTTTTCTGCGACTGTCTCGATGATGACGCGCGACTGTCGCGGGGGGATTTTTGATATTGTAATTCCGTTTGCCACTTTCGGTGGGCCTTCCTTTGGTAATTCGACGCGTGTGCTCATTTGATCCGGTTGATCCGGTTCGCGTGCTTGATCCGGTTCGCGCGGTTGATCCAATTCGCGTGGCGTGATCCGGTCACGAGGGATAATAGGTGCCACTATCCCGCGCGGGTCTTTCAGTCTTAGGCGCGTCGCCTTGTAGTGCTCTAATAGCGTCGCCTGCATCGTCGATTGTGTCATAGTGCCCCCTCGGTATGTCGTAGTCGTCAACTACGAGATAACAAAGTATCTCGCTTGGTTTGTCAGGATCAATCACGGGTTCAATCGTCCACATGATCCGCCCCCGCGTCTGTTACGTCGTGAAGCCATATTTCAGCGCCGTCTTGCTCTTGCCATGCGTTGAGCCAGTGCGACGCTTCCATCGCCTCGAAAGCCTCATCCTCATCCTCTGCGTCGATTGTCAGTTCATAAGTCACAATCGCGCGATAGGTGTAGGTTTTGATTTTTTGCTTCATGTTTTTTACCCTTGCTTTTTCGATTGGCCACCATGGCAATCAACGATGCAGCGCGCGGCTAGACGCGCTGCACTGGCAGATTGTCACGCGACGCGCTTCTCAAACTCTACGTTAATATCAACCGGCGTCGCGAACCCGTAGGATATTGTCCACCGATACGCTTTGCCTGTTCTATAATCCGATTTAATTTGTGCCCGCTGCGCGCTTGTCACGCATATATGACGCGCTGCTAGGTCAAGTGCCGCGTCTAGTTCAAGCGGTTCGCGGTTCAATTTGTGATCCGTTGTCACGTAGAATTCACGCATAATCTTACCCCTGTTAATAGCCTCATCAGTTGCCGCCAAACGGCAAGACGCGCCCATTGTGGGCGCGTTTCGGCTTGTCAATCCTGATATGTGACGAACGCAACCATGCAAACCCCACGCGGGTATATCGCGATAGTGTCACCCCAGTTTTCAACCTTGCAGCGCGCGCCTGTCCACCCTGCAATGGCTTTCGCTTTTTTCACTAGTTCGCGCGTGAAGGTTTTGTTCGCTTTGGCGTAACCGTTTGAGCCATCATAACCGTAATGGGTTAGCTCTGGCATTATGATGCTATTGCGCTTAACCCACGAATAATTAGCCTCGCCTGCGAACGTGTCAGTTATTTCGATTTGATATTTGTTGCTCATGATTAGTTCCAATCTGATTTTTTGAACGTGATAAGCGCCGCAAGCGCGATAAGAGAAAAGACGGTTAGCGCTTCAAGCGCGCCAATCCATAGGTTCGGGTTCTCTTGTGGCATTATGCAGCCTCGCTTTCGTCGTCTTCATCGGTCAATTCATATGCTTCGCGCATGGATTCCGCGATGAAATACCAGTTCACGTCACTGATAAACGCGCGCGCATAGTCCAGCGCTAGGCCCTCTTTAGCGTCAAGTTCTAAAATTTCGTGCGCATACTCTTTGAGCGCTTGACTCAAGTCATAAGTATCAAGACGCTGCCACCCCATATCAGATGGATCAATGCCGTCAAAAATCTCAAGATTGACGCGCCATGTGGCGTAATTTGTCCAGCCATTATATTCAGTCATCTTATGCTTTTCCTTCTTGCTAGTTTTTGTGAGGGCGGCTTGCGCCGCCCTCGTTTTGTTTATTGTGAGATGATGACGCTTGCCGCTTTACGAACCAACGTCTCGCGCGCCTTGGCTTTTGGTACCCATTGACCCTTGGCGCGCTTGACTTCAATGCCGAACCAAACGTGCGCAAGGTTCGGGTTATTTGTTTCGCGAACCTGATAGAAGTGATTGCAGCTTGTTTCGATGATCATTTTAGTTTTCCCCTTCGGTTTTCGTTTTCGATGTAATAAGTTTTATTACGATGATTTGCGCCGGTCAATAACAAAAATCAGAAAAAAGAAAAAAAGATTGCGCCAGGCGGTTTTATTGTCGGAGATTGTCGCTGATTGTCATGAAGGCGGGGGAAAATGACAATCAATTATTGCATTAAAATCAATAACTTAACCCTGTCATTGTCAAATTGTCATGTTTTTATTACCCAATTAATGATTATGTTATTATATATAGGGATATATAGGCTTATCGCCCTTCATACCGTCGCGCCACAATCGCGTGTTGTGTAGAGCCGAGCAACCTTCCCCCAAATGACAATGACAATTTGGCCAAAAAAATCGCGTAAGTTATTGAAAACAAAAGGAAAAAGCATTGTCATTGCAAATGACAATTTCTCTTTTTCAGGAAAAAAACATAGCGTTTTCAATAACTTAACTTTTTAGCCGTTGTCATTTCGGTGACAATCGCCTGGCGCGTCGCACTGGCATGACGCAAAACGAGAGCGCGTTTAAAACCGGATGACAATTTGACAATTTGACAATCGACCGATTGCCAGCCGATTGCGTGCCGCTCGCCGTCGATTGCGTGCCGATTGCGTGCCGCCGATAGGCGCTTGGCTATTAGGAAGGAATTCTCAGCTTGAGGGGGAGGGGGTAGGGCCCTGCGAAAGGGCCTTGAGTTTGGGCAGGTCTTACAAAAAATTTTTTTATTTTTTCTAAAGTTGCACCGCCCCCTGCAACACGCTACATTACAGATACTCACACAATGGAGGCCAACATGGCTAAACGCGCTGTCAGCAAAGCATTCGTCAAGGCAATGGAAAAGCAGTACCCGAAAGGTGCTACAATCACGCCAAACAAATCCGCGCCAAAAGCCAAGCCTGCCAAATCGGGTAAGTCTGGCAAAGGCTGCTGATTATGTTCGAGTCGCTCCCATACGAGCCACGCGAAATCAAAGCGACCGAGGCGCGGCTTCTTAAGATTTACGAAGCCGCCGCTAAAGGGCTGAAGGGTGACTCGTTGGCTTTAGCTGCGGGTATGATGCCTGTTGAGTATCGCCGCCTGTGTCAGCTTGACCCGATGGCCGAAATGGCTGAAATGAAGGGCCGCGCGGATGCGGAGCTTAAAGCTTCATCGGCGCTCCACAAAGCAGCCGACGAAGGCGACGCCAAGGCGGCGTTAGCGATCCTGCAACACAGCCACGGCTGGACGGCCCGGCAGGAAATATCGGTTGATGTTTATCAGAAGATCAGCATCACGCAGGCGCTGTCTGACGCCAAGATGCGCGTGATAGAGGGAACCGCACATGGCGCAGATGCCAATCTACAACTCGACCGACGAGCAAACCTTGATGGCGACCTTGTGGTCGCCCCGTCTGGCGGATGACCCAGAAGCGTTTGTGCTCTTCGCGTTCCCGTGGGGGCAGCCAAACACACCACTCGCCAAGTTCTCGGGCCCGCGTCAGTGGCAGCGCGAGCGGCTCAGAGAAATAGCCGACCACATTAAGGCGAACAAAGGCCAGCTCCAGATGGACACCCTGCGCAAAGCGGTGTCGTCAGGCCGTGGTATCGGTAAGTCGGCCTTGGTTTCATGGCTGATCTTGTGGATGTTGACCACGCGGATTGGCTCGACCGTCATTGTGAGCGCCAACTCGGAAGCGCAGCTCCGGTCGGTGACGTGGGGCGAGTTGACCAAGTGGGCGGCGATGATCATCAACAGCCACTGGTGGGAAGTGTCAGCGACCAAACTGACGCCTGCCAAGTGGGTAAGCGAGCTGGTCGAGCGCGACTTGAAGAAGGGCACGCGTTATTGGGCCGCCGAGGGCAAACTGTGGTCGGAAGAGAATCCCGACAGCTATGCCGGTGTGCATAACCACGACGGCATGATGCTGATCTTTGATGAGGCGAGCGGTATTCCCGACCCGATTTGGTCGGTCGGCGCGGGCTTCTTTACCGAAAACATCTTGGACAGGTATTGGTTCGCGTTCTCGAACCCGCGCCGTAATCAGGGCTATTTTTTCGAGTGTTTCAATTCTAAACGCAATTTCTGGTCAACGACGCAGGTCGATGCGCGGACGGTCGAGGGCACCGACAAGCAGGTCTATGAGCAGATCATCGCGGAGTATGGCGAAGACTCGGCGCAGGCCAAGGTCGAGGTGTACGGCGAGTTCCCGTCAGAAGGCGACGATCAGTTCATCAGCCCGCACTTGGTGGACGAGGCTATGGCCCGGCCGCTCTACAAGGACATGACCGCACCCTTGGTCATGGGTATAGACCCGGCGCGCGGGGGCGCCGACTCGACGGTCATCGTGCTGCGGCGCGGTCGTGACCTGACGCTGGTCAAGCGGTTCCACGGCGAGGACACCATGATGGTCGTCGGCCGGATCATCGACATGATCGAAGAGCACAAACCGACGCTGGTCGTGATGGACGAAGGCGGGCTGGGGTATGGTATTCTCGACCGGCTGAACGAGCAGCGATACAAGGTCAAAGGTGTGAATTTTGGCTGGAAGGCCAAGAACTCTATCATGTGGGGCAACAAGCGCGCCGAGATGTGGGGTGCGATGAAAGAATGGCTACGGACGGCGGCGGTGCCGCAAGACCGGCAATTGAAAGCAGACCTGACAGGCCCGTTGAAAAAGCCGAACTCTTCAGGTACAGTGTTTCTCGAAGGAAAGAAAGAGATGAAGGCAAGAGGATTAGCATCCCCCGACGCAGCCGACGCGCTCGCTGTGACGTTTGCTTATCCTGTCGCCCATCGTGAGGCCAAGGACTTGCCGACGCGCAAGTTTGGGTCTAATGCCGCAGTCGTTAACTCATGGATGGGAAGCTGACCATGCCGCTCAAGAAATCAAATAGCAAAGCCGCCTTCAAGTCTAACATCAAAACTGAGATGGCGCATGGCAAGCCTCAAAAGCAGGCGGTTGCCATCGCCTATGCCATGAAGCGGGAAGCCGCATCGAAGAAAAAAGGCAAATGATTGCCCGCGCAGGCAACGGCGCAGCGGCGATCCCCTCCCGCGCCGCTGCGCCAACCTCTCACCTAACCTGTCAGGTACGCTATGAGCACTAAACAAGACGTTATCGACACGAAAGACAACAAAGACGTTCTCGATACGATGCGTAGCCGCCTGACAATGGCGATTGGTGCGTACTCTGACAGCCGCGAAGACGAGCTGGACGACCTGCGGTTTTATGCCGGTTCGCCTGACAACCAGTGGCAATGGCCTGCTGACGTGTTGGCGACCCGTGGCTCGGTGCAGGGCCAAACAATCAACGCGCGGCCCTCTCTGACAATCAACAAGCTGCCGCAGCACGTCCGTCAGGTGACGAACGACCAGCGCCAGAACCGCCCGAGCGGCAAGGTGATCCCTGCGGATGACCGTGCTGATCCTGCGGTTGCAGAGATTTTTGACGGTATGGTGCGGCACATTGAGTATATGTCCGACGCCGACGTGGCCTATGACACTGCGTGCGAAAACCAAGTTGCGTATGGCGAGGGTTACATTCGCCTTTTGACTGAGTATTGCGGCGACGACACGTTCGATCAGGACATCAAGATCGGCCGCATTCGTAACTCGTTCTCGGTTTACATGGATCCAACGATCCAAGACCCGTGCGGCTCGGACGCCAAGTGGTGCTTCATCACGGAAGACCTGACACGCGACGAGTATGAGCGCCAGTTCCCGAACGCGCAGCCTGTCACGTCGATTTTGTCGTCCGGTATTGGCGATCAGTCGCTGTCGAATTGGGTAAACGAAAACACGGTTCGCATCGCCGAGTATTTTTACATCGAATACGAGCCAATTAAGCTGAATTTGTACCCCGGCAATCAGTCTTTCTTTGAAGGCTCGCCGGAAGACAAGATGATGAAGGCCAACGGCCTGAAACCATCAAAAACACGCGTTGTGCAGCGCAAAAAAGTCAAATGGTGCAAGACAAACGGCTACGAAATGCTTGAAGAACGCGATTGGGCAGGGCAGTACATCCCCGTCATCCGCGTGATCGGCAACGAATTTGAGGTTGATGGGCAGATTTACATCTCCGGCCTTGTTCGTAACGCCAAAGATGCCCAGCGTATGTATAACTATTGGGTATCTCAAGAGGCAGAAATGCTGGCTTTGGCCCCGAAAGCGCCTTTTATCGGCTACGGCGGTCAGTTTGAGGGCTATGAGCAGCAGTGGAAGACGGCCAACACGACAAATTGGCCGTATTTGGAGGTCAATCCTGATGTTACAGATGGTCAAGGCTCCGTTCTCCCTCTTCCGATGCGCGCTCAACCGCCTATGGCTCAAAATGGCCTTATTCAGGCTAAAATGGGTGCTTCTGATGACATTAAAGCCACGACCGGTCAGTATGACTCAAGTCTTGGCCAGACATCCAACGAGCGTTCAGGTAAAGCTATTCTGGCGCGCGAACGTCAGACCGACACTGGCACGTATCATTACGTGGACAACCTCGCTCGGGCAATCCGCTACACAACGCGTCAGATCGTTGACCTCATCCCTAAGATTTACGACACTCAACGTGTTGCTCGTATCATTAACCTTGATGGCGAAACGAGCATGGTCAAGATCGACCCGACGCAATCCGAGCCGATGAAGAAAATTACTGACCCGAACAACCCCGACATTGTGATCGACAAGATTTACAATCCGGGCGTCGGTAAGTACGATGTCGTTGTGACCACGGGCCCGAGCTACATGACAAAACGTCAGGAAGCTCTGGAGTCAATGGCACAACTTCTTCAGGCCAACCCGCAGCTTTGGGCAGTCGCAGGCGATCTGTTCGTCAAGCACATGGATTGGCCCGGCTCGCAAGAGCTGGCCAAGCGCCTTGCCAAGACAATCGACCCAAAGATTTTGCAGGACAGCGACAAGTCCCCGCAGCTTCAGGCCGCCGAGCAGCAGATACAGGCGATGGGTCAAGAACTCGACCAAGTTCACCAGATGCTCCAGAAGGTCAATCAGTCCGTCGAAGTTCAGGATATGCAGGTCAAGGAGTTTGAAGCCGCGATCAAGGCTTACGACGCCGAAACCAAGCGCATTTCGGCCGTTCAGGCCGGTATGTCGCCGGAGCAAATCCAAGACATCGTGCTAGGAACTTTGCACGGCATGATTACGAGCGGCGATCTGGTCGGCATGATGCCTGCGGCCGAGCTGCCCGGCGAAGCTGAACCGCCGCAAGTTGAAACACCGCCACAAGGGATGATGCCGTCATGAAGTGCGCAGAATTTATAGGGATGTTGTTTTTGGCTCGCGATGTTACGCACTCAGTGCATCTCAACACGCGGAGCTATGCAAAACATAAGGCTCTCGGGCATTTTTACAGCGGTATTGTTGATCTGGCGGATGGTTTTGCCGAAGCCTATCAGGGCCGTCACGGCCTTATAGGTGGAATTTCGCTTCAATCGCACAACAAAACCGCCAATGTGGTTGATTTTCTTCAAAATCAGTTGGATGAGATTGAAAAAGTGCGTTACGATGTCGTTCCTAAGACAGATACCGCGCTTCAAAACCTGATCGACGGCATTGTTGAGCTGTATTTGACAACGCTCTACAAGCTCCGCTTCCTCTCATAAGGCACGCACATGGCGATTACAGTCACCCACTCGACGCCTGCCGACGGTACGTTTAGCGCGACAGGCGCGGCGGCGTGGAACGCTGACCACACGCTAACGGGGTTTGACAACCTTTCCACGTCGGCTATCGGCTACACATTCAACGGTAACGGCGCGGCGCTCACGACAGGCTTGATTGGTGTCGGCCTGCGCGTGCCGTTTGACTGCACAATCAACTCGGCCACGCTTTTAGCGGATCAGACCGGCAGCATTGTCGTAGACATCTGGAAAGACAGCTACGCAAATTATCCGCCGACGGTTGCCGACAGCATTTGCGCGTCGGCCAAACCGACCATATCTTCGGGCGTGAAGTCGGAAAACACGACGCTGACCGGATGGACGACAAGTGTGACGGCAGGCGACGTGTTGTACTTCAACATTGACAGTTGCAGCACGATTACGAGCTGTGTTCTCATCTTGAAGGTAACAAAATCATGATAAATGCTGACGGAACAGAGTCATTCCGGTACGCCGTTCTTGACCAGAACGGGGTAAAATTGAACGGAATTATGGTCGATAATCCGTATCCGCAGGACTATTGGCCGGGCTATGGCCGCTACATCACCTGCGAGTATGGCGAGCCTGACCCGACCCCTCCGGTCAATCTCGAGATTAAGCAGCCGCCGCGTGAGTTCACGTATTTGCTCGTGCGGCCTGATGCTCCGATGAATATCGGCGACACGATGGATTTAGCAACCGGTCACGTCGCACCGGCCCCACAACCTGACCCTCCACCGGAGGCTTAATGAGCACTGACGTCCAAATTTTCACGTCAGGTTCGGGCAACTGGACAAAACCGTCATGGGCAACGCTTGTGACGGTTATTTGCGTTGGAGGCGGTGGCGGCGGAGGAGGAGGAGATACGGCTGCGGGTGGAACGGCTATTTCTGGAGGAGCTGGAGGGGGAGGGGCATCCCTTACCCGCGCAACATATCTTGCATCATCACTTGGCTCAACCGAACCGTATTCTGTTGCATCTGGAGGAGCAGCCGGAACGGCAGGAGCAACTGGAACAGGTGCTGGTGGAGGAACGGGCGGTCAAGGCGGCGGATCAACATTTGGCGGAAATGTTCTGACAACAATTCAATATTCTTACGGCGGCGGAGGCGGGGCAGGAGGAAATGCTGGAACTGCTGGCGGTGGCGGAGGGGCGGGTCTAGCTGGAGCTGGTGGTAATGCCTCAGGCGCAACAAATGGAACAGCAGGAGCAAATGGCGGAGTAACCAGCACTTCAACGCAAAATAATTTGGGCGGTGGATTTGGCTATCAAGCTACGACAACAGGCGGAGGCACAGCGGCATCCGCAACGATAATGGGCGCATCTGGTGGTGGGTTTGGAGGAAATAAAACCGGCGTTCCAGCATATGGAAATGGAGGCGCATCAGCCCAAGTTCACACATCAATTCTTGACGCTGCTGCGGCGGGATTAACCACCGGTATCGGCCCGTTTGTTGGCGGTCGAGGAAACATGACGTTTGCGGGAGCGGGCGGTGGCGGTGGCGGAGCAAGTGCTACAGCAGCATTTGCTGGGGCAACTGGCGGTTTTCCCGGTGGTGGAGGCGGGGGAGGCGGATCGAGCATCAACACTGGTGTTGCGGCAGCGGGCGGGGCTGGTGGTTCGGGCGTAGTGATTGTGATTAGCCAATGACACAAAGTTCTCAGATCAAAGTTGAAAAATTCACTTCTGGCTCCGGCACATGGACAAAAGAGTCATGGGCGCAGATGATCCGTCTTGTCTTGATTGGCGGTGGAGGAAGCGGCGGCGGCGGCGGGAAAAATAGCGGCGCTGGTGCTGGCGGCGGTGGTGGCGGTGGCGGCGGCGGTGTTTTAGATGTTACGTTTGCCGCATCTCAATTCGGGGCAACGGAAACTTATTCCGTTGCTGCATCTGTTAACGGGGGCAATGGCGCCACCAGTAGCACTTCTTCGCCGGGGGCTGGCGGCAACAGCACTACATTCACGATTGGCTCTGGGGCTACAACACTAATTGCGTATGGCGGTGGCGGCGGTGGGGCTAATAGTGGCGGAAACGGCGGTGGTGGCGGTGGCGGAGCGGGGCTGTCGGGTTCAGGTGGCTCCACTACGACCAACACCGCAGGAACACCGGGGGCAAACAATGGTGGCCCCGCGTCTCAAAGCGGTTCAACCGCTCCAGCTAGCACGTCGATCCAAGGCGGGGGTGGTGGCGGCTCAGGCGGAAACACAACAGCGGGGGGTGGGTCTGCCCCTTTTGGAGCAGGTGGCGGTGGCGGAGGCGGGCAAAAAACTTCTGGTGGCGCGTTTAATAGCGGCGGCGCAGGCGGTGCATCGCGTTTTATCGCAGGCGGCGCGGCAGGAGTGGCTAGCGGTTCATTAAACGGCGTTGCCGGAAAAGACAGCTTTGCCGCAGCGCCGGGGTCTGCTGGCGGTGGGGGGGCTGCGGACGCTACATCCGCTACATCCGCAGGCAACGGTGGTGATGGCGGGGTGCCCGGCGGCGCTGGCGGAGGCGGAGGCGCAACAGGCAATGCTTCTGCAACCGGAGGTGCAGGAGGTGCAGGCGCTCGCGGCGAAATTTGGGTTATATCGTATGAAAGCCCATCACAAATTATCACAACCGGAAATGCTTGGGTGTCAGGATGAGTTTAGACGTTCAAATATATACATCCGGTTCCGGTAACTGGACAAAGCCAACTTGGGCTACGATTGTCCGCGTCATCACAATTGGCGCTGGCGGCGGCGGCGGCGGCGGTAACACGGCTGCATCGGCTACGGCTGTCTCGGGTGGCGGCGGCGGTGGCGGGGCGTCCCGCATTGAACGTATCTATTTGGCATCGTCTCTTGGCTCGACTGAACCATATTCTGTCGCATCCGCCGGAACGGCTGGAACTGCGGGGGGTGGAAACGGCGGCGGCGGCGGTAACTCGACTTTTGGCGGTAACGTCATGACCACTGTGCAGACTGGATATGGCGGCGGGGGAGGGGCTGGTGGGAGTAGCGCATTACAATACGCAGCGGGCGGCGGTGGTGCGGGCATGGCAGGAGCAGGAGGTAATGCCTCAGGAAATACGGCGGGAGCCGCTGGTGTAAATGGCGGAATTGTAGGAGCCATTAATGGTAGCGCGGGCAATATAAACACAAATTTAGGAGGCGGCGCCGGAGGGTCTTCAAATTTTTCTGGTGGGTCATTTACGGGTGCAGGCGGCGCTTCTATTTCAGGGGGGAGCGGCGGCGGCGCTGGAGCGTCTAAAAGTGTTGCTCCTGCGTATTTTACTGCTGCTGGCGGCGGTCAGTGTCGTGCAAGTATGCTTGATAACGGAGTAGGAGGAACATCGACAACAGGTTCTGTCAATGGATACGCGGGCGCTCGCGGCGCACTTGGTTTCTGCGGTTCTGGTGGCGGTGGTGGTGGGTCTAACGCAACAACGGCAGGAACAGGCGGTAACGGTGGGTTCCCCGGCGGCGGGGCGGGTGGCGGAGGATCATCAATTACAGGCGGAACGTCTGGTGCAGGCGGAGCAGGAGGCGGTGGCGTTGTCATCGTGATCAGCCAATGACAATCAACTCTCAGGTTTACGTCGATAAGTTCACTTCTGGTTCCGGTTCATGGACTAAACAGTCATGGGCACAGATCGTTCGCATCGTGTTGATTGGCGGCGGCGGGTCAGGCGGGGGCGGGTCAAAAAACGCATCAACAACAAACCATGCTGGGGGCGGAGCGGGCGGTGGCGGCGGCGTTGTTGATATTACGCTTGCCGCGGCCCAACTCGGGGCGACAGAAACATATTCTGTCGCAGCATCAGTTTCTGGCGGAAATGGTGCAACAACCAATACTACAAGCGGGGCGAATGGTTTAGATGGCAATGTGAGTACATTTACTATTGGGAGTGGGGCCATCACTTTAACAGCATACGCTGGCGGGCGTGGTGCGGGAGCAGGCGGCGGAACCGCTTCTGCTGGAGGTGGTGCCGGTCTTTCTGGTTCCGGCACAAACAACGTGGCGGGGCTAAATAATGGCGCAGCAGTAAACACTAGCTCCACGTCAATTCAAGGTGGTGGTGCGGGTGGAGGAAACGGCGGCAACGGTTTAGGAACGGCAGGAGGGTCTGCGCCATTTGGTTCCGGCGGCGGCGGTAGTGGTGGCGGAATGACTGCTACATCGCAGTATTTTAGCGGTGCGGCGGGAGGCGCATCTCGCGATATTGCAGGCGGCGCAGCCGGAACTGCTGGTGGAACATTAAACGGAACAGCCGGAGCAGATAGCAATTCAGCAGCCCCCGGATCAGGCGGAGGCGGCGGGGCAGCGAACGGCACAGCAGCAAAGGCTGGCAACGGCGGCAACGGCGGCACACCGGGCGGCGGTGGTGGCGGTGGAGGCGCAGGCGTCAACTCTGTTACCAACGGTGGTGATGGCGGTGCAGGTGCCCGAGGTGAGATTTGGGTGATACAGTATGACAGCGACCCGACAGGCGTCGGCGTTATCGGCTACCCCGTAATTGTAGGCTAGGAGTTGCCAAATGAACTTCTTTGGTGGTATGTTCTTCGGCGGTGGATTTTTCGGTGCAATCGTTGAAGGCATTCAAGAAGTCTTTGTCGAAATTCGCACTTTTGCAACGTCATTTACTCAGCACAGGAGACTTAGCTGATGTCGATCAATCTTAAAGCCATTACGACACGTCTTGGCTATCAGCAGATCACCACGCTGTCTTCTGCGACGGGTCTGACAGTTCCTTCCGTTGATGCAAACGGCCTAAGTTGCCGCCCATCTATCGCGCTCATTACGCCTGAAGGTCAGGCTGTTCGGTGGCGCGACGATAACGTAAACCCGACTGCTTCAGTCGGTATGCCGCTCGCGGTTGGCGTGACGCTTCAGTATGATGGCGATTTGACACAAATCAAGTTTATTGAACAAGTGTCCGGCGCTAAAATCAACATTTCCTATTACGCGTAAGAGGCGGCGATGATTGTTTCAAGCGACGGCAAAAACGGTATTGACTACGTTACCTACTTTACAAAACAGTTTCCGCTCGATTTGGCGGCGATGGCAAAACTTCGCGATGAATTGGAAGCCCGTCAAGGCGCGATGACTGCTGTTGACGACGCCAATCAGCTTCGTAAAGACGCCGAAGACATCAAAGCAAAAGCTATTGCAGATACGACCGCAGCGCGAAACGCTGCCGATCAGTATTTGGCGGATGCAAAAGCTAAAAACGCCGAAGTGAACGCAAAAGTGTCTGAGTTGGCGGCCAAAGAAAAAGAATTTACCCGTGCAAAATCTGATTACGAGTCAAATCGCGCGGTTGACGAAAAATCACTTGCCGAGCGCATTAAAGCTGTTGCGGCAAAAGAAGCTCAAATCGCATCGCGCGAGGCATCTGTTGCCGCCGCCGAAGCTGATTTGAAGTCGAAACAGGATTCTCTCGACGCACGCGTCAAGGCATTCCAAGCCAAGGTAGCAGCGTTGAGTGCATAACCGTACTAGTCCGGCAGACTAGGTTAAAAGGACTACACAATGTCTGATGAAGATGTGTTAGCGGGCCAGCCCGCGCCAGAACCGGAAGTTACGTCTGCTCCGGCCCCTGAAGCTACAGAGACGGAAGAAAAGTCGGTCAAAACGTTCACTCAGGAAGAGTTGGACGCTGCGATTGGCAAACGCCTTGCGAGAGAACAGCGGAAATGGGAACGTGAACAGGCCGCCCGACAGGCTGTCCAACCCGCGCCTAAATCCGTAGAGCCTCCGTCAGTGGAGCAGTTTCAGTCTCCTGAAGCCTATGCAGAAGCATTGGCAGAACAGAAGGCCGAAGAACTGATCCGCCGCCGCGAAGCTGAACGTCAACGCTCGGAAATTCTTGAGTCATACCACGAGAAAGAAGAGGAAATTCGGGCTAAATACGAGGACTTTGAACAGGTCGCGTACAATCCGAACCTCTCCATCACTCCGGTTATGGCCGAGTCAATCCAAGCGTCGGACATCGGGCCTGAAGTCGCCTATTTCTTGGGGTCAAACCCAAAAGAGGCTGACCGTATTGCCCGTTTGCAACCGTTCTTGCAGGCTAAAGAAATTGGGAAGATTGAAGCCAAATTGGCCGCAAATCCGCCCGTAAAGAAGACAACCAGTGCGCCTGCCCCTATTTCGCCGGTAACGGCAAAGTCGTCAGGCCAACCTGCGTATGATACGACCGACCCACGCTCCATCAAAACGATGAGCACGTCGGAATGGATCGAAGCAGAGCGGCAACGACAGATCAAGAAAATGGAAGCGGCGTCACGATACCGTTAACACAACTTAAAAGGACGCCTTAATCATGGGTAATAGCTTACTTACCATTGACATGATTACGCGGAAAGCTCTCGAAATCCTCGAGAACAACCTCGTAATCACCCGCAACGTGAACCGTCAGTACGACGACAGCTTCGCTGTTGAAGGTGCTAAGATCGGTTCGACCCTCCGCATCCGCTTGCCGGATCGCGCTCTTGTGACCAACGGCGCTGCGCTTCAGGTTCAGGACGACAACGAGCAGTACACAACGCTCACGGTCTCCACCCAGAAGCACATTGGCGTCAACTTCACATCGGCAGAATTGACGATGCAGTTAGACGACTTCGCTGATCGTGTTCTCAAGCCGCGTATCTCGCAGCTTGCTTCGAGCATCGACAACGATGTTGCGAACTCCTACAAGAGCATCTACTCGTCGGTCGGCACGCCGGGCACCACGCCGGGCACGTCGCTTGTTCTGTTGCAGGCGCAGCAGAAGCTCAACGAATACGCCGCTCCGATGGGCAACCGCTACGCAACAGTTAACCCTGCTGCCAACGCCGCGCTTGTTGAAGGCATGAAGGGCTTCTTTAACCCAACCGACGTCATCAGCCGCCAGTTCAAGGCCGGTATGATGGGTACAGGCGTCCTTGGCTATGACGAAGTTGCCATGTCGCAATCCATCGTCAACCACACAACCGGTACGCGTTCGGCTTCGGCTTCGCTCACGGTTGGTTCGACGGTTACGGCTGAAGGCACCTCGACAATCGCCATCAACGGCGACACAGGCTCGGCCACGTTCAAGGCTGGTGACGTGTTCACCATCGCTGGCGTGTACGCAGTCAACCCGCAGACCCGTCAGTCCACGGGCAGCTTGCAGCAGTTCGTTGTTACGGCTGATGCAACCGCGTCTTCGGGCAACTGGTCGGCTGTCAGCGTTTCGCCTGCAATCTACACCGCAAGCAACGCGCTCGCGACTGTTGACTCGTTCCCGCAGTCCGGTGCTGTCGTGACTGTCCTCGGCGCGGCTTCGACCAACTATCCGCAGAACCTTGTCTATCAGAAGGACGCGATCACATTTGCGACCGCCGACCTTTTGATGCCACAGGGCGTGGATATGGCCTCGCGTCAGGTTCACAACGGCATTTCGATGCGTATTGTTCGCCAGTACGACATCAACAATGACCGTATGCCTTGCCGTATCGACGTTCTTTACGGCTACTCCGTGATTCGTGCGCCGATGGCTGCACGTATCTGGGGCTAACCTTTACGAACTAAGGAGATACGACAATGGCTATTCCTACCGTAGGTGGCGGCTATCAACCTAATGATGGCAACCCTAACGAAATGAAGCTCTCGGTCTCGGCGGCTCCGGCCACCGCGACTTCGAGCGCAACCTTGACGACCACGCAGTTGCTTAACGGCATTATTCTTGGTTCACCCGGCACTTCGGCGGCAGCGTACACGCTTCCGCTCGCGGCTGACCTTGACTCTGCTCTCGGCAACGCGCACGTCAACTCGACGTTCGACTTCTCGATTGTAAACGCAAACGGCTCTTCGTCGGGCGCGATTACGGTTACGACGAACACGGGTTGGTCGATTGGCTCATCTGGTTCGCAGGGCCTCATGGTCATTCCGGCGACAGCCGGTACGGCGTTCCGTTTCCGCGCTCGCAAGACGGGCGACGGTGCATGGTCGCTCTACACGATTGGCTAATACATTCGGCGGGGGCTTCGGCCCCCGTCGTTCTCTAGGGAGTTTTTATGATTATCCATCTCAAACATCCTGTTCACGGCAAAAAGATCGCAACGCTCGAACTTGAAGCCGAAGCAGACGAAGCGCGTGGTTGGGTTCGCTACAACCCGTTTGAAACTGTAACAGAAGAAGCACCGGCAAACGCTCTTGAGCCACGCCGTCGCCGTAAAGTCCCTGTAGAGACGCAGGAAGAGGAATAAACGATGGCAACCACGGCTTACGACCAAATTTGCGGCGCGCTACGCCTGATTGGGCAGTTGGCCGAAGGTGAAACGCCATCCTCCGAGACCGCAAACGATGCGTTGACCGCGCTCAATCAGATGATTGACTCGTGGAACGCCGAGCGGCTTTCCGTGTTTTCAACTCAAGATCAAGTGTTCGAGTGGGCGCCAAACCTCATTTCGCGCACACTTGGCCCGACAGGTGATTTTGTCGGCAACCGTCCAGTGTTGTTTGACGACTCAACCTACTTCAAAGACCCTGCATCGGGCATTTCCTACGGCATCAAGTTTATCAATCAGCAGCAGTATGACGGCATTGCGGTCAAAACCGTAACGAGCACATATCCGCAAGTGATCTGGGTAAACATGACTTACCCGAACGTGGAAATGTACCTGTATCCGAAACCGACAAAACTGCTTGAATGGCATTTTGTGTCGGTTGAAGAATTGACACAGCCCGCCACACTGGCGACAAATCTCGCGTTTCCGCCCGGCTATCTGCGCGCGTTCCGCTACAATTTGGCCTGCGAAATCGCGGCCGAGTTCGGCGTTGAGCCACCGCCGACTGTCGGTCGCATCGCCATGACATCGAAGCGCAACCTGAAGCGCATCAACAACCCTGACGACATCATGTCGTTGCCATACTCCATCGTCGGCACGCGCCAACGCTTCAACATCTTTGCGGGCAACTTCTAATGCAGACACCTATTCTGGGTTCTTCATATGTGGCACGCAGCGTTAACGCTGCCGACAACCGCATGGTTAACCTGTTCCCAGAAATCTTGCCGAACGAAGGCAAAACGGCGGCGTTTCTCAACCGCGCGCCGGGCCTTCGTCTGTTGGCTACGCTCGGCACCGGCCCGATCCGTGGTTTGTGGTCGCCCGACCCGAACGGTTCTTATGCGTATGTCGTGTCGGGCAACACGTTTTACCGCATCGACACAAACTACAATGCGCTTGCATTCGGCTATGTCAGCGGTACGGGGCAAGTGTCTATGTCGGACAACGGCTCGCAGATTTTTATCGCGGCCGACCCAGCAGGCTATATCTTCAACATGAACACCCAGATTTTCGCGCCGATTACCGACCCCGATTTTCCGGGCGCGGTGACGGTCGGCTATCTGGACGGCTATTTTGTGTTTAACGAGCCAAACTCACAACGTGTTTGGGTTACGTCTTTGCTTGACGGCACTTCGGTTGACCCGCTCGACTTTGCCAGCGCCGAAGGTTCGCCTGACGGCCTTGTGTCGCTTATTATTGACCATCGTGAGGCTTGGCTGTTCGGCTCAAACTCGGTTGAAGTCTGGTACGATTACGGCGGCCCTGACTTCCCGCTTCAACGCATTCAAGGCGCGTACAACGAAATCGGGTGCGTTGCAGCGTTTTCGGTCGCCAAACTCGACAACGGTGTGTTTTGGCTTGGCGGCGACGCGCGCGGCGAAGGCATTGTTTACCGCACCAACGGCTACACCGGCCAGCGCATCTCGACGCACGCGGTCGAATGGCAAATTCAGCAGTACGGCGACATCTCGGACGCCATCGGGTACACATACCAGCAGGACGGCCACGCATTTTACGTGCTGACCTTCCCATCTGCGGGGGCAACGTGGGTCTACGATGTCTCGACGCAGGCGTGGCATGAGCGCGCGGCGTGGGTGAACGGGGCGTTTACCCGCCACCGCGCAAACTGCCAGATGGCGTTCAATCATGAAGTTATTGTGGGGGATTACAATGACGGACGCATTTATGCGTTTGACCTTAATGTTTTTGCTGACGACGACCAGCCCCAACGCTGGTTACGTAGCTGGCGCGCCCTCCCACAAAACGGCAATGATTTGCGCCGTACCGCCCAACACAGTCTTCAACTCGACGCAGAAACAGGTGTTGGACTTGCTGTAGGCCAAGGTTCCGACCCGCAAGTTGTGCTGCGGTGGTCTGATGACGGTGGGCATACGTGGTCAAACGAGCATTGGGCGTTTATGGGGGCGATCGGAACGTATGGCAAACGCGTAATATGGCGGCGTCTTGGCATGACCGAGAAAATTCGTGACCGCGTGTATGAGGTTTCAGGAACCGACCCTGTCAAAATCGCCATCGTCGGCGCGCAGCTTTTGTTGAGCCAGACCCGTGCCTAATACCAACACGCAAATCCCCGCACCGCGCGTTCCGATAGCTGACGACACGCAGAATAGCATTCCGACGCGTGAATGGTTTCGGTTTTTCAACGCTATTTACGAGTTTCTCGGTCTGTCTACCGGCGTTATCCCTGAAACTAGCGGTGGTACAGGCAATACTACATATGCTACGGGCGATATGCTGTACGCGTCTGCGCCCGACACTTTGACGCGTCTGCCTGTCCCCGGCGCACCAAGCTATCTCGGCACCGACGCCACCAATATGCCGCAATGGATACCGGTCGCGTACGGCGCGTTTAGCAACACCACGACCCAGACTGCGCCTGCGGCTACGCCAACAGGCATTACGTTTAACAATACAGATTACAGCCGCCACGTTTCTATCAACGGGTCAAAAATAACGCTCGACAAAACAGGCTTGTACACGATCATATTCAGCTTGCAGTTGTCCAATCCATCCGCGTCGGATGACGATGCGATTGTATGGTTGCGGGTGAATGGCGCAAACGTGGCGAACACCGGCAGTCAAATATCAATTCTTAAATCGCACGGCGGTACGCCTGGCAGTGGCATCATGACCGTAAACTTCTTTTACCAGTTCACCGCAGGTGACTATTTTGAAATTTATGGTATGAGTGTGCTTGGAAACTTGCAACTCAAGACGTATGCTTCAAGCACCTCGCCTGACTACCCTGCTTCGCCCGCCGCCATTCTGACCGTTTCGCAGATTATCTAGGACGACCACAATGACAGTTATTCTCTCTCCTCTTGCTGGCGCTGGTTGGCAGTTCTTTGATAACAGCGGTGTTCCGCTTGCAGGCGGTAAACTTTATACCTACGCCGCAGGCTCAACAACGCCACAGACAACCTACACAAGTAGTTCAGGCGGTACGGCCAACGCAAACCCTATCGTTCTTGACGCCGCGGGCCGTGTGTCGGACGAGGTATGGCTCACCACCAACATCAACTACAAATTTGTCCTCAAAACGTCAGACGATACGACGTTATGGACAGCCGACGACATTGCGGGTGTGCCGTCGTCGCAAATCACGTCGTTGCGCATTAACGGCTCCACATCCGGCTATGTTGATCTTGAAACAGTTCCTATCGCAGGCGCAAACACGATCACGTTCCCCGCCGCAACCGGTACGGTCTTGCTCGACCCGAACACTGCGTTTACCGGCGTAACGACGTTTGAGACTATCTCGGCTACCGGTGACATTAGCGGGCGCACAATAAACGCTTCCGGCTCCATCACGGTTGGGTCGTATTTGTACGGCAACAGCACGGGGCAATTCAAAATACCAGCAGGCACAACCGCACAACGCGCGGGGGCGTTCAACGGTACAGGCTCTATTAGCGGCACAACGCTGTCCGTTTCCGTCGTTAACAGCGGCACGTTGTATGTCGGCGCGGTAATATCTGGCGCAGGAATTACCGCAGACACACGTATTACGGCGTTCGGTACAGGCACTGGCGGCGCGGGCACTTACACGGTAACGCCATCGCAAACCGTGGCAAGCGTTGTTATTGTGGACACCCCCGTCACCGGCATGATGCGTTTCAATTCAACCTTGACGACGTTTGAGGGCTATAACGGGTCGCAATGGGGGTCTATCGGCGGCGGCGCGACCGGCGGCGGCGCAGACGCGGTGTTCAACCTCAACGATCAGGTTATCACAACTTCTTACTCTATCCCGTCTGGCAAAAACGCCAACTCGGTCGGCCCGCTTACGCTTAACGCGGGTGTGGCTGTAACAATCCCGTCCGGCGGTCGCTGGGTCGTCCTATAAGCAGGAGTTTTATAAATGTCTCAAATCGTTCTTACCGCAGACACTTTGACCGCCTCGCCTACGCCCGGCGCGTTTGAATACGACGGCGTTGCGTCTTACGTTACACCGACCACGGGCCAACGCGGCGTCATTTTGTCGGACCAAATTATCATTCAGCAGTCGCCGTACACGCTTACGTCGCAGACTGCGGCGCAAAAGCTGTTCAACGGCACAACCAACGGTCAAGTCACGCTGACCGCCGGAACTTATGGTTTTGACTGCTTTTTTAGTCTTAGCAGCATGAGTTTGTCGTCCGGTTCGTTCGGTTTTGCTATCGGCGGCTCTGCAACTGTCACCCAATCGTTCCGCGCGGTGGCGCAAAAAGGCACGGCAACGCTCGCCACGGCAACAGCAACACAGACAACATATAACACAACCGCCAACACAACGCTTGCCACGGCGTCAACCAACACGGTCGGATACGCGCAAATTGACGGTATTCTTGTTGTAACTGTTGAAGGTACAATTATCCCGCAAGTGTCGCTTACAGTGGCGGCTGCGGCAGCGGTGGGCGCGGGGTCTTATTTCCGCATCCGTCCGTACGGCTCGTCGTCTGTATCCTACGTCGGCAACTGGAGCTAACTATGTCTTTAGTTCTTAACGGTTCTTCCGGCATGACCTCGCCTCAAGGCGCGGTCTATGACGGGCTTCAGATGGGGGCTTCTGTAGCCGCCACGTCTGGAACGTCAATTTTGTTTTCCAATATCCCGCTGTGGGTCAAGCGCATAACGCTCATTTTTCAAGGTGTGTCGTTGAGCGGCTCGTCTGAGTATCTTGTGCAAGTTGGGTCTGGGTCGGTCAAAACGAGCGGATATACAAGCGCGGGTATTGCGGCGTATTCGGGTGCGTCAAGCTCTCCGGCGCTCACAAGCACATCCGGTTTTCTTGCAAGCCAAGGCATAGCAAACGCAGGTCTTTCTGTGTCGGGGGCTGTTGAAATCTACAACATTTCCGGTTTCATATGGGTTTCAAAAGGGCTTGTTGTTTCCACAAACGGTTCGCGTGGCGCAATGACTTCCGGCTATGTTACACTTACAGGATCTCTTGACCGAGTGAATTTAACGACAGTCAATGGCACTGATACGTTCGACGCGGGTTCTGTCAACATCATTTACGAGTAAAATTGATGCTAGCCCGCAGTCACGACATCGCGCGCATCAACGAGGTCGTTAATGACCCTGATGTGCGCCCGTTTGTCGGGCCTGTTGAGTTAGGCGTCGTTGACTTAGCACCTGTTGTTAAACGACCCGAGCATTGGTTTCTAATGGGTGAACATGGCGGGTTTGGTCTGATATGGTCAGCGCCGAACGTGCATGAAGTCCATACGTTTATTCTTCCGTCTGGGCGCGGCAAATGGGCCGTGCGAGCTGCGGAAGCTATGATTGATTTTGCGCGCGAAAACGGCGATACTACGCTGTGGACTAAAATACCGCCTGCGTTTAAGAATGTCGGTGCGTATGCGCGCATGATGGGTATGAAGGCAACAGGTATGGTTCTCGAAACTTTTGATGAGCCGTACGAAGTTTATAAGATGGAGTTGAACTGATGCCTATTGTAGCTGCTCTTCCCGCCATTGCCGCAATAGCTGGCCCCGTCATTGGCGGGGTTATGGCGTCAAATGCGGCCAGTAAAGCCGCTAACACGCAAGCCGCTTCAGCCGACAAAGCAACCGCACTTCAAAAGGAAATGTGGCAAAAACAGCTTGAGCTTAACAAGCCCTTCTATGAAGCGGGTTTGAAAGGCCAAGATTATCTGTTGAATTACCTTGGTATTGGTGGTGATCCTAGCGCGCCCGGATACGGCGCGGGCATGAAACCGTTTGACGCGACGTCAATGTACGAAGACCCCGGCTATGCGTTTCGTTTGAGCGAAGGCGTTAACGCGCTCAACAAACAAGCCGCTGCGCGCGGGGGGCTTATATCCGGCGCGGCGTTGAAAGCCGCCGAGCGTTACGGGCAAGACTATGCGTCTGGCGAGTACAACAACGCGTTCAACCGTTATTGGCAACAGCGCAATCAGATTTTGAACCCTGTGCAAAGTTTGCTCGGGCAAGGGCAAACTACGGCGTCTAATTTAGGCGGCGCAGGTCAAAACTACGCTACGCGCGCAGGGGATAACATGATGGCAGCAGCGAACGCGCGCGCCTCTGGTTATGTGGGTGGCGCAAATGCACTTAGCAGTGCTCTGACCGGGTCGGCTAACAACTACATGAACTACAATTTGATGAATAGGTTGTTACCGCAGACCGCAACACCAGACCCAAGCCTTACAAACACAAGTCTGACATATTTCGGGCCGGGGGAGAGATAAAATGCCGTTAGACACGTCAATCGCGCTTGGCGCCCAAGCTCCGCAAGTACAGTCTTTTAACCCGATGTCCATCTACACTGCGGCGCAAGACCAGCAGCTTAACGCATTGCGAGCGCGGGCGCTTCAGGAAGAAATGGCGCGCAACGCCCTCACCATGCAGAATACGATGGAAGACCGTCGTATTGCCGCTGCGGCGCGTGCGCAAGCGGCGGCTGCTGCTGCGGAAGAACGCCGCCGTTTAGGCGAATACCGCGGTGTTGTAGGAAATTTTGGCCTAACTGACCGCGCGATAGGCGCAGGGCCGGGGCTAAAATATAATAATAGTAATTTGAGTGCTGATCCGTATGCGCCAATCCAAAATGAATTGCTGCGCCGAGGATTTGTTCCACAAGCGGAAGAACTCGCAAAACTTCAAAAAGAACAACTTGCTGGCGAAGAGTCAAAAGCCAAAATACCGGGTTTGCAAGCTGAAAGCCGCAAAAAAGGCACCGAAGCAGATACGGCTGAGTATGACGCGGCAGTGTCGCGCCTTGTGCCGTTAGTTCGTTCGGTTAAGAACGGCCAAGACGCGGCCAACTTTACGAACGCAATGTATGATGACCCTACGCTCGGGCCTAAACTGGAAAAAATTATCCCCCGCGCGCAAGCTGTCGCGCGCGCGCCTGCCGAGTATGATGCAAACCCGCTCGCATGGACGCAAAGCCATATGTTGACGGGTAAGGAGCTGTCGGATGCGCTGTCTGCCGCACAAAAGCCTATTGAGATGGATTTGGGCGGCAAGAAAGTATTTGTCGATCCGGTTACGCTGCAACCTAAAGCAGAGTTTGCAAAAACGCTTACGCCAGACGAAGCCAATAAATCCGGCAAAACCAAAGATGCGAAAGCTAGTTTGGAAGATACTCTTGCGCGTCTTGATGAAGAGTATAGCGCGCTTTCAGATTTGGGCGCGCAACCAACGGAAAAAGATAGCGTATTAGGGAATTTAGGGCGTAAATTTACGTCTTCATATATTGGGCAAACGCTTGGCGTTAACCCTCAAGCGCAAACACATATTCAAGCTATTGAAGGTTTGCGTAACGACGTATTGTTGGCGATTAAAGCTGCATCCGGTATGTCGGCGAAAGAGATGGACTCAAACGCTGAACTGCAACGTCAGTTGGCTGGCGCAACCGCGCCCGGCCAAAACATTGAGTCAGTGCGCCGCCGTCTGACAGACCTCAGTAAAAAATATGGCGCGGGTAAAGACTACACGAAAGCAGAAGAAAAATCCGTTAAAAACACCACCGCAAAAGCTCCTGCCACAAATAGTAAAGGCTGGACTTTGCACACAGACGCAAACGGAAACCGTGCGTATGTAAGCCCTGACGGTACGCAGTTTGAAGAGGTTAAATAATGCCTTTTGATCTATCGACCGCTAAACCCGTTTCAACAGGTTTTGACCTTTCGACGGCAAAACCTGTCAGTGAAGCGCCGCCGGTTGGGGAAGGTATGCCGTCAGGCCGTGAGCCTGATAGTTCTGTCGCACAATGGCTCGGCGTCACTAACCGCGCGCTCGCGCCATACGCGACTGCTGCAGGCGCAGGCGCGCTTGCGGGTGCTCCGTTTGCGGGCGTTGGCGCGCCGATTGGTGCGGCTATGGGCGTGACCGCGCTCGGGCTTGGGGATATTGGTACATCCGTGTACAATCTTGGCGCGGGGTATTTTGGCGGCAAACGTGTGCCGTTGCCTTCCGAAACAATTCAAAACGCCTATGGCGCAGTCGGTGTTGGTCGTGAGCCTGTAACGACAGGGCAAAAAATCTATTCCGGCGCGCTTTCCGGTGCGGCGGGAGGGTTTGCACCTGCAAAAGCAATCAACGAACTTGCGCCGCTTGTCAGCAACCCAACAACGCGGAACGTCATGCGTGAGTTTGCCGCGCAACCTGTTGGTCAAGCAGTGGTTGGCGCGGGTGCCGGAGCAGCGCCCGAGATAGCGCAAGCCGCAGGGATTGAAGACCCTCGTTTGCTCGCGTTGTCGTCATTGGCGGGCGGTGCAGCCGCAGCTAAAGGCGCAGGCGTTGTGGGCCGCGCGGGGCAAGCTATGGAAGGCACCGCAAAACGTCTATATGATCGCGCGGCAGGAAGCCCCACGGCTACTGTAGACGACCTGTATAAAGCCGCAGATGCGGCGTATAAAACAGCAGACGCAGCAGGCGTTACGTTTAGCCCAAAAAGTTACGACAGCATGGTTGACGACATAAATGCTAAGCTAAAAAGCGAAGGATTTGTACCTAAACTTAACCCCACAATCGCAAATGCCGTCAGTGTTCTTGACGATTATCGCGGTCAGCCACAATCGTTGACGCAACTTAAAGAACTTCGCAAAGGTTTGTCTGACCTTAAAGCAAGCCCTGAGGCAAATACACGCCGTTTGGCGGGAGATATCGTATCCCAAATTGACAGCTACATAGAAAACCCAAAAGCAGGCGCGGTTATCGCTGGCGACGAAGCAGGCATTAAAGCACTTAACGAAGGTCGCTCCATGTGGGCGCGTATGCGCAAAAGCGAAACTGTTGAAGATATTCTCAACAATGTTGACCTTAGCAAATCAGACGCGGCAACTGCAATTCAGTCCAAATTTGCTACGCTGGCGGCAAATAAGCGCCGTATGCTCGGTTTTTCTGACGCTGAACAAGCAGCTATTCGTCAAATTGGTGAGGGAAAAGCGACGCCAACTACGCTTAACATCATCAGCAAACTTGCGCCGGGCGTTGACCTTAAAGGTTTGCTTATCGGCGGCGCGTTAGCGTCTAGCACAGCTTTTTCTGACACCGTGTCTCCTGCTGAAGCTGCCGCTCTTGGGATAGTGGGGTTGGGCGCGAAAGGCGCGCGCAACTATCTCGCAAAACGAAATGTCAGCAACCTTGCGGCCGGTATCCGTCGTGGGGATGTGCAGATGCCATATGCAGTGCAACCTAATTCTTTGGTACTGCCGATGACACAGCCGGTTCTTAATAATCTTGCAGGTCAGTAAATCATGGATACACAGTTTCTTCTCAACAGCGCCTTCGTTATGGCCGTTGGCGTCGGGGGTTGGTTTGCGCGTGAAGTGTGGGGTGCGGTGAAGGAACTGCGGGGCGATCTCAAAGCTATTGAGGTCAATCTTCCGAAAGAATATGTTCTCAAGGTCGATATTGATAAGCGCATGGAGCATATCGAAACGATGTTTCAGCGCATATACGACAAGTTAGACGGCAAACAGGACAAATGACATGGCGAATTATTTAGCGCCGCCATCAAAAAACGCTCTTTCAACAGCGTCTATGGCTGAATTTATGACTCCTGAAGGGCGCGCTCGTATGGCTTCGGCGCTAGGGTCGTCTTTATACAACATGTTTGTACAACCTGTATCGGATGCGTATAATTTTAGTTCGCAAGCGATGACGGGACAAATTCCGATGTACGCAGCGGATGAAAATGGTCGTATAACTATCAACCCACAAATGGTCGAAGGCGCGTTAAATACTGCGATGACCGCAGGTACAAGCGCAGGTGCTATAGGCGCAAAACAAGCGTTAAAAGAAGGGTATAATCCGTCAGTAGTAAATATGTTTGCGGGGCCATCCGCAAAAACTGCTAATCTCGCCGCGCTAAAAACAGCGCAAGAAATGGCGGCGAAGGGCGCAACGCCAGAAGCAATACATGACGCGACAAAATGGTTTCAAGGCGCGGATGGTAAATGGCGGTTTGAAATTCCGGACACCAACATGTCTATATCAAAAGCGCAAGAAGATGCGTTATACAACGCAAGACGTCGTGAACCAACAACTTTAGGAAATGTATTATCGCATCCTGAGTTATTTGCGGCGTATCCACACCTTGCAGATTTGCCTGCTGCTACGACACGTTTTGTTAGCGAAGCGTCAATGGGGCCAGAAGGACTTAAAGTTAATCCTAAACTATTTTCTGCGGATGTTACACACGATGATTTTAAAAGCGTTCTTGCGCACGAAGCTCAACATGCTGTGCAAGACGTTGAAAATTTTGCGGCGGGCGGAAATCCAATACATTCTATAGGTTTGGACGCCGATGCGTTATGGAAAGAACAGCAAGCTGATACAAAAGCATTAGATGATCTTTGGATGTCTGATAGACGCAACACAAAGAAATACCGCGCAGAACTTGATGAAATTCAACAGCGCATAAAACAACGCAGCATATTGATGAATAAAATTGACGATCTTGGGCCTTACCGAGGGTATGCAGATTTAAATATTCCTACACCAGCAAGCGACGCGTATTACAGACGTTTAGCCGGCGAAGTTGAAGCACGTAACGTGCAAAAACGGTTAACGGAAGGGTACGCTAAATACCCTTGGGAAACGCAAGATGTGCCAAATGCAGATCAATTTATACGCAACGCACTAATAAAAGGACCGCGCTAATGGCCTTTGGCATCGACGACGCAGTAGCCGCAGGGCTTCAGGTTCTTAACAAGTTCATTCCCGATCCTGATGCCAAGATCAAAGCCGAAGCAGACCTTCGCACGGCGCTGTTGCAACTTGATGTCGCGCAAGCAGAAACAAACACAGCGGAAGCAAACAACCCAAATCTTCTGGTTTCTGGATGGCGGCCATTTATCGGATGGGTTGGCGCAATAGGACTTGCGTATCAATTCTTGCTGCATCCGTTTTTAGTCGGTCTTGGGTGGACATCGTTACCGTCGGCAGACACGCATTTGTTTGAACTTGTGTTTGCCATGCTTGGCTTCGGCGGTCTTCGCACATACGAAAAGATTAAAGGTGTTGCATCCAAATGACCCTTACTGATCGGTCAAAAAAGAGGCTTGAAGGCGTTCACGAAGACCTTGTTAAGGTTGTCGAACGCGCCGCTGAGATTACAGAAATTCCGTTCATCATCACGGAAGGTTTGCGGTCGGTCGAGCGTCAAAAGCAGTTAGTTGCGGCGGGCGCGTCGCAAACCATGCGGTCGCGCCATCTGACCGGCCACGCCGTCGATCTTGCTGCCGTGATTGACGGTGAAGTGCGATGGGATTGGCCGCTTTACAGCAAACTCGCAGCGGCCATGAAGGCCGCCAGCGAAGAAGTTGACGTGCCGATTGAGTGGGGCGGCGACTGGACGACGCTAAAAGACGGCCCGCACTTTCAGCTTCCGTGGAAAAATTACCCGATTACATAATGGTTTCGTCGCGCCGAACGCCGATCAACTGTTCTCGTTCACGCTTGGCGCGCAGCATAGTAAACCGCTGGTGTAGCTTTTCTAGGATGGTGACGCGCTTATGGGTGTCAAATTCGTGAACGATCATCGCGTGAAGTTCGTCCTCGGTCTTGTGATTGATGATGCGGTTTAGTTCTCGCCACGTAATTTTCACTTCAAAGCCTCCAAAGCCACGTCTGATATACTGCGCTTGTCGTGCAGCGCGCCCCAAATGCGTTCGTCCACGGTTCCGTTCGTCAAGAAAACATAGCACCAAACGTCGCGTGTCTGCCCGCCACGGTGTAGCCGACCAACCGTCTGCTCGTAAAGTTCGAGCGACCACGGAAGAGACAGAAAGACAATATGACAGCCGCCGTGCTGAAGGTTGAGGCCGTGTCCGGCCGACTTCGGGTGCACCAACAGCAGCGGTATCTTGCCCGCGTTCCAGTTTTCCACAGCGTTTTCGTCGTCTAACGTTTTTGCTTGTGGATAACGTCGTTTCAGTTCGTCCAATTCCTCGCGGTATCCGTACGCGATGATCGTGTTGGCGTGTTGGTTCTCGTCCAGCAGCTCGTCAAGCCGCTCGAACTTATGCCGACTGATCCATTTGGTCTTGTCGCCGTATACGAACCCCGATGCCATTTGCTGTAATTTGGATGTGACGACGGCGGCGTTGACCGCAATCGCGGTCGCGTCTGGAAACTGCACCACAAAGTCGCGCTTCATGGTCATGTAGTCGGTCATGTCCATGTCGCACCGCGTCTCGACGACGTGAAGCGGCGGCAACTTGTCCTTATACTCGCCCGGCTCAAGCACGAATGTGGCGGGCTTGATCTTTGCCATGACCTGCTCAAGCGCGCCCGAGCGCGGTTCCCACTGGTTATATTCCTGATTGATGCAGAAGAAATATTGCTGCATGAACGCGCCCTTCGACCGGCCGAGCAGTTTTTGGTCAATGATCTTGCACTGGCCAAACACGTCCTCAAGGCCGTTTGACGTGAAGCTGCCGGTCAACCCCCACCGGATCGGTATCTGGTCGATCACCTTGGCGAGCGCTTTGAACCGCGCGCCAGACGGGTTTTTCAACCGCGTCAATTCATCAAACACGATGATGTCAAAGGCCAGCTTTTGCGTGGCGAGCCATTGGAGCGTGTCATAGTTCGCCACAACGATGTGTGTGTCGGCTTGGAGCGCCGTTTGGCGCTGTTTGGCCGTGCCGACCGCGACCGATATTGTCAGCTCCGGCGTCCACTTCGGGCATTCGACCGGCCAGACGGTCTGGCAAACGCGCTTCGGCGCGATCACAAGCACGCGCTTGGCGTGGCCGGCGCCGATCATGTCTCGGATGGCGACGAGCGTCAGCGCGGTCTTCCCCGCGCCGACCGGCGCGAGCACCATGGCCCTGTCGGTCTCGAACAGGAAGTCAGCCGCTTCGTTTTGATACGGACGCAGTTTCACAAAAGAGGCCCCCATTGCGCCGCCATAGCGTCAGCTATGCCTTGATAAGTTGTACTGCGAAGTTTCCATCGGTCGGGCGATGGTGAAAGGTAGTGCAACCGTTCACGTTCGCGTTTGGGTAATGCCATCATCTCAGATTTTACGTTGTTTGTTGGCGTCAATGGTGGCAGGCCGGTCAACCACAGGCACGTCGCTTTTTGTTCTTTGTGGCCAAACATCCACGGCTGTATGACTTGGGTTTGTTTGACGCCGCCAATACGCTCAATAGCGTATTTGTGCATGATGGGGTTTTCCACAGCCTTGCGCGCGATCGGAGCATCCAAAAACATCTTAAAAAACGCCGCGCCTTCGTCGAGCTGCGCCCACCGGTCGGGATCGGTTTTAAGATGGCACACGCCCGCATTTGTCAGGTATGTGCATGGCGGGTGCGCAACCACTAAATCCCACGGCATTGCCAACAGATCGCGCACGTCGCCTTGGTAGTGTTTGCCTTCGCGGTCGGTCGGCAACAAATCGCACGACATGGCATCGTGCCCTAGCGCCGCAAATGCATCTCTTACGCGCCCGCTGTACTCGCAAGCGACAAGGACTTTACCCATGTGTCAACATCCCCCTTTGACCATATCACTGTGTAATTCTGTTTCAGCCGGTGCATCTCCGCGCCGAACACGCGCTGCAACGGCGAGATCGTCCCGCCCACCGTCTTGATCTCGACAAACCACGTTGACCCGTCCGGCATACAGGCAATGCGATCCGCGACGCCGCGATTGGCGGGCGAGACAAACTTGTACGTCCGACCGCCGATCTCTTCGACGCGCTTTTTGAAATAGGCTTCAACTTGTTTCTCTAACATAATTATCCACATAATGTGTAATAAATTGTTTGACAACTCATCCGGCGTCATTTTATGTGGGTATCTCAACAACAAAAGGTACAGTGATGAACCACAGTAATATCGTCGGCGGTTCGACCGCCAAGCGCGTGATGCAATGCCCCGGCTCGGTGGCGCTCGTTCAGAAAATGCCGCCGCAACAGTCGTCCAACTACGCCGACGAAGGCACGCTCCTCCACGAAGTGATCGCAGAGATCATGCAAGACGGCCTTGAACCCAAGAGTTTTATTGGCCGCGAATACAACGGTATTGTCTTAACCGACGAACTCTACGATACAAAACTCCTGCCTGCCCTGCTCATGTTCGAAGAAGTCGATCCTGACGGTCAAATGGAGTTGATGGTTGAGACGCGCGTTTCTTTTGGAACTTATCTTCCTGATGTGTTTGGCTCTTGCGACATACTTGGCCGCATTGGCGACCGTGCGTTCGTGGTCGATTGGAAATTTGGAGACGGCGTACCCGTCATAGCCGAAGAAAACCCGCAGCTTATGTTCTACGCCGCCGCAGCGCGTCGTACAGCAGCGGCCGCGTGGGTGTTCAAGGATGTCGTGGACATCGAATATGTCATCATTCAGCCGACGCGCGGTATGTCTCGGTGGGTGACAACGCCTGATCGTCTCGACCGGTTTGAGCGCGATTTGAAGCGCGCTGTCAAGGCCGCGCAAACGCCCGACGCGCCGCTCAAGGCGGGTGGTCACTGCCGTTGGTGCACCGCCAAGCCAATCTGCCCGATCATGCGCGGCGACGTTGACCGTGCGGTTGTGACGACTTTGCAGGCACTCGACGTTGACGAGCTTGGTCATTACCTGAACATGGCGAAGCGCCTTGAAGAATGGTCAAAAGACCTTCACAAATTAGCGACGCAGATGCTTGAGAAAGGCATCCCCGTGACGGGCTGGAAGCTCGTCCCGAAGCGCGCGACACGTCAATGGGTGGATGAAGAGCTTGCAAAGGTTGAGCTGTTCAAACACTTAAAAGAATCTGAAGTCATTGAGACCAGTTTGATCTCTCCGGCTAAAGCAGAAACGCTGTTGAAAAAGCAGCGCGTCCCTTTACCGAAAGACCTTACTGTCGCATTGTCTTCGGGTAGCACACTGGCCCCAGAGGATGATCCTCGACCAGCCGTGCTCAACATCGGGAAGCAACTCACTGCTGCCCTTAGTAAACTTGGAGAATAGTAAAATGACCAACTCAGTATCGACGTTTTCTAACGCTGGCCTTCCTGCTGTCGCAAGCCTGAAAGACGCGCTTCGTTCCATGCAGGTCGATGTCGGCCCCGGCGGTGTTGCCATCCTCAAGATGGACAAGACCGGCCATTGGGTGTTCGGCTCTGACCAGACCGAAGTGCAGGACGGCTCAACGTGGGCCATCAACCCGTTCTCTTTCGTTCACGGCTTTATTGCTTGGGGCGACGGTGAAGTGCTCGGGGAAAAGATGGTGCCGGTGTCATCGCCGCTTCCAGAAATGGAAGTTGCCCCGCCAAACGCAAAGCGCGGTTGGGAAGTGCAGGTCGGTATGTCACTCAAGTGTCTTGATGGTGAAGACGAAGGTTTGGAATGCCGTTTCTCGACGACTTCGGTCGGCGGAAAACGCGCAGTCTCGGCACTCGCTGTTGCCATTGCAACGCAAGTTGACGTTGACCAGACAAAGCCTGTTGCTGTTGTGAAGCTCAAGAAGGAGCATTACCAACACAAATCTTACGGTCGCATTTTCACACCTGTGTTTGAGGTCGTGAAGTGGATCGGCATGGATGGTGCAGCCGACGCGGCTGAACCTGAATTGCCGCTTGAACAAGAAGCTGCACCTGCTCCGACACGTCGTCGTCGTGCGGCAGTCTAAGTAGGTAGCGTGGGCGGTTAAGCCAGCGTTCAAGGATGTTGCACACACGGTCTTTTCTGGCTTTCTGCCGTGTCTTGTTGAGCAACCAAATTGACGCCCATCTCCT